CAATTTGCTTCTAGTAAAAAAGCCATTGCTTATTGCGATGTATGTGGATTTCAGTACAAACTAAGAGAGTTGAAGAACCTCGTAGTTAAGAATAGAGACACTAACATAAAAGCGTGTCCTGAGTGTTGGAACGAAGATCAGCCACAGAACAGATTAGGGGAATTTCCAGTACACGATCCCCAAGCATTACGTGATCCACGCCCTGATACTAGTTTAGGTGAGTCAGGAGATCACAGCAGTAGAGATACCCAGTGGGGTTGGAACCCAGTAGGCGGAGGATTTGATCCCTATAATTTAACTCCCAACGCGCTAACAATAGCTGGTAATATAGGGCAAGTTACAGTAATAACTTAATAGGAACGAGATAATGAAAGAGATAAAAGTAATTAAAGCCAGAGGCGTACAGCCATGCCCCGGTGCGCCCAAGACAGATATGAAAGGCGTTAAGACTTCCGGCATCAAAGTGCGCGGCACTGGCGCGGCGATTAAAGGTACTATGGCTCGCGGCCCAATGGCGTAAACTATGAATTACACAGAACTGAAAGCTAATATCCAAGACATTTGTGAGAACACATTCACAGATGACCAGCTTGCTATGTTTACGCAACAGGCAGAGCAAAAGATATATAACTCAGTTCAGATACCCGCGCTACGTAAGAATGTTACAGGTACGCTATCTAACGGTAATCAATATTTAGGTATGCCCTCCGACTTTTTATGGTCGTATTCTTTGGCGGTTATAGACGGTAGCGGTAACTATACGTTCCTTCTGAACAAAGACGTTAATTTCCTACGCGAAGCCTACCCTAATAACACAAGCACTGGGTTACCAAAACACTACGCGTACTTTGATGACGACTCGTTCATGCTTGGGCCTACTCCCGATGCGGCGTATAGTATGGAGCTTCACTACGGGTATTACCCTCAGACTATAGTTACCGCAGGGACTACGTGGTTGGGAGATGAATTTGACTCCGCACTGTTAAATGGTGCGTTAGTAGAAGCAATACGATTTATGAAAGGCGAACCAGATATTGTATCTAATTACGAGAAAATGTTTGGGTTGTCTATAGGGTTACTAAAGAATCTTGGTGACGGTAAGTTACGTGAAGATACATATCGTTCTGGACAATTCAGAACACCAGTTAGTTGAGGAACTAAAAATGGCAATAACACAAGCAATGTGTACTTCTTTTAAAATCGCTCTGTTAGACGGAGAGATGGATTTTAGTAGTGACACATCACAGGCTTTTAAAATCGCGTTGTACACGTCTAGCGTAACTCTAAGTGCCGCTACTACTGCTTACGCTACTACTAACGAAGTGTCAGGTACAAACTATACTGCGGGGGGAAATACACTTACTATTTCCGCTAACCCTGCCTCGTCGGGTACCACGGCATTCTTAGACTTTGCAGATACTACGTGGGTTGACGCTACTATTACTGCTCGCGGTGCTCTTATTTATAAAGCAGGGGGTACAAACCCTGCGGTCGCAGTATTAGATTTCGGCGGGGATAAAACCTCTACAGCCGGTGACTTTACTGTGCAATTTCCCGCAGCAGACGCTACAAACGCTATCATACGTATTGCTACTCCATAAGGTAGTTATATGCCGTCTTCTGTTGAGTATGTAGGTTGGGGTAACGGTGCTTGGGGCCAAACGGCTTGGGGTACCGACCTAACTATAGTATCGGTTGACGGTATTGCCTCAGAAGGGGCGATAGGCTCTGTAACGGTAGATGCGGAAGCAAACCTAACAGTAACGGGCGTAGAAGCGGCTGGAGGTATTGGTACAGCTACGATTGACGCTGAATCAGATGTTATGGTTACCAGCGTTGCCGGAGCTGTTTGCTTTTAGGTACCGTTTACAGTAGATGCAGAAGCCGATGTAGCAGTAACTGGCGTAGTAGCTGAAGGAGCTGTAGGTACACTAACTGCAACAGGCATAGCAAACCTAACAGTAACGGGTGTAGAAGCTGATGGAGTTGTAGGGACAGCTACAGTAGACGCTGAAGCAAACGCTACCGTAACAGGGCTATCAGCCGTAGGTTCAGTTGGTACAGTTACCACAGACGCTGAAGCAGATGTATCTGTAACAGGCGTAGCCGCAGAAGCAGTGTTAGGTACTGTTACCATTGGGGTAGGTGTAACCATACCTGTTACTGGGTTAAAGGCAGAAGCCGAACTAGGTACGGTAGTAACCACCGCTGATGCAGATATTTCCGTAATTGGGTTATCTGCGGTAGTATACGTAGGACAAGTATTAGTATGGGGTGAGATTGATGACGACCAAGACCCCAACTGGCAGAACATAGATGATAGTCAGACTCCAACATGGAGTGGGGTATCGAACACACAAGACCCGAATTGGGAAAATATAGCCGCATGAGGTTGAACAGATGACAACGCAATATACTCCGATCCTAAAACTCGCACTCCCCGTGCAGGGCGAACTTAGTGGTACATGGGGAGATGTAGTAAACGATAACATAACCTCCATGATCGAGCAGGCTATTGCCGGACGCTCAGTTGTAAACACTTGGTCTGGTAACTCTCACACGCTGACTACTGCTAATGGCACTACCGCAGAAGCGCGGGCGGCTATGCTGTCTTTGACCGATACAGGTACCCAACTTAGTGCCGCAGGTACTGTAGTTTGTCCCGCTCTAAGTAAAACATATATTGTCAAGAACGGCGCAGGTCAAGTAATTACGGTTAAAACAGCTTCTGGTTCTGGTATTGCTATTCCTAACGGTAAGACAATGCTTGTGTACTGTGATGGTACCAACGTACTAGAAGGCGTAGACCACGTAGTTACGCTCTCTGCGGGTACTCTTACTATCACTGGCCTTACTACTTTCGCCTCCCTTAAAGGTGCTGACGCAACAACAGTTACAGGCATTCTTGACGAAGATAACATGGCGTCCAACAGTGCTACTAAACTTGCTACTCAGCAATCTATTAAAGCGTATGTTGACGCTCAAGTTGACACGACGGACACTCTAGCTGAAATACTTGCAATTGGTAACACCACCGGATCAAACGATATTGATGTAGACGCCGCTCAGAAGGTTCAATTCCGTGACGCTTCTATATACATTAACTCTAGCGCAGACGGACAGCTTGACATTGTTGCAGACACTGAGATTCAGATAGCCACTGCAACCGTAGACCTTAACGGTAACCTAGATGTTTCTGGCACAGCCCTTGTTACTGGAACCTTAGACGTTGATGGCGCTACTCAACTTGACTCCACTCTTACTGTAGGCGTTAACGACACAGGGCATGATGTTAAGTTTTTTGGAGCTACCTCTGGGTCTTACATGCTCTGGGACGAGTCAGCAGATGACTTGATCTTGGGAGGCGCAGCAGGTCTTACTATCGCAGGCGACATAGACGTAGACGGCACGACTAACCTTGATGTCGTGGACATTGATGGCGCTGTGGATATGGCTTCTACTCTTGGTGTTGGTGGCAGAGTTACAGCCGCAGGAGTTACAACTTCAGCTGCTTTAATAGTACATCAAACTCAAATAATCTTGGTAACACTACTATTTCGGCTCTTATTGTAGATAATTTTACTTTAGATGGGACTACTCTGGCTTTAAGTTCTGGTGATATGACACTAGACGTTGCAGGAGACATCATTCTTGATGCTGATGGTGGCGACATCAGATTTCACGATGGCGGAACTTTATTTGGTAAAATCACTCAATACCAAACCGATATGTATATTGACGTTTCTACCTCTGATAGAGATATGTTTTTCCGTGGCATTGATGCAGGCGTACAGTTTACAGCCCTCACCCTTGACATGTCAGACGCAGGTGCGGCTACGTTTAATTCTAGGGTGGGAATTGGAACAGCTCCATCAAATACTCTACTTGGGTCAAATTATGGGACAACACTCCTACACATAGATGGAGGAAGTGATAGAGGTCAGATAATACTTGAAGGCGACACCATTGCGACTATTATTATGTCCGATAACGGAGCGACTGCTGACTCAAGAGTCTTTATGACGCAAGTCACTGACGGTTTAATGAAGTTTAAAGGCCTCAATGACAACGGCACTTCTAAAGCAACTATCCTGTCAATGACTAGTGATGGCAATGTTACAATGCCCTCGCAACCTGCTTTTCAAGTTAGACCTGCTAGTGCTCAGAGTAATATTGCTGTCAGCACTGCAGTTACGATAGTTTTAGGTACAGAAGCATTTGACGTAGGCGCTAACTTTGCAAGCAATACTTTTACGGCTCCAGTAACAGGTAAGTATCAGCTTAATGTTGAGATACGTTTAGACAATATAGACACAGTCGCAGTTTATTACCATTTAAATCTCATAACCAGTAATGGCACCTATTTTTCCATTGTAGACCCCGGAGTACTTGCATCTGACCCTGCTTATTGGTCACTAGGTTTGTCAGTTTTGGCGGACATGGACGCAAGTGACACGGCATACCTTGCGATTTATCAAGCAGGTGGAACAGCACAAACCGACATAAACGCCGATACAGGTAATACCATTTTCTCAGGCTACCTAGCATGTTAAACAACGAGCGAAACAACTCACTTTAAACGAGGTAATAACAATGGCAACAATTACACTGACAGTAGAAGTAACAGATACAGAGCAAGCCACACTGCTAAATGATTTACTCAGCATTGACGATTGGCTTCAAGGCGCAATAACGAGGCAAGAAAGCTAACTGTTGGAAACGTATGCAACAGGAGTGGACTACAAGGCTTATGAATGATGCGAGCTTTACAGACTCTATACCGTCTAACCAAGCAGACTTCATAACTCTAGTAACATCTAGGGATGACTATAAAACCCGCTCTGAACGTGACGCAGATAACGTAACCCCCGAAGATGGTGCGCCTTAATGGACTTAATACTACAGAGCCTCAAGTCTAGGACGATACAATTTAGCATTGCGTTGACTGTTTTAAGCATGGCTCAAGGCTACACTGGGTTATTGCCTGTTAGTCAAGGCTCACAAGGCACTCATTGGAATAGGTATTGCAGTATGTATTGTTGTGCTTAGATCAGTAACTACTATGCCCCTTAGCGAGAAATAACTTTAACCTTTAATTTAATAATAAATGGAAGCTATCAATGGACCCAACTAAAGACACCCTAGACGTCCTAGCGGCATCGACAGCAATACTTACTTACTCCCAATTTCTGCCGCCACTGGCCAGCTTGTTTACCATTGTTTGGTTGGGCCTGCGAATCTGGGAGTCCGACACTGTGCAAGGTCTGCGTAAGAAAAAACGTAAATAACCTTTAGAGGTAAATGTAATGGGTATTCTTAGCAGTATTCTAGGCAACGGAAGCATCATTGAGAAAACGCTAGGCTTAATTGACAACATGCATGATTCTGGTGTTGAAATCATTGAGGCTAAAACTAAAGCCAAGACAGACCTCCTTAGCGCATACGCACCGTTTAAGGTAGCTCAAAGACTTCTTGCGCTAATCTTTGCCGCGACATTCGTATCCTCTTATATTCTGGTAATGGTAATGGTTCTTAGGGGCATGAACGCGGACGAGGTTACAGCGGTCATTACGGCGTTTAAAATTGACTGGATAATGATGACTATTATTGTCTTCTACTTCGGCGGTGGTGCTTTGGAGGGCGTGGTTAGACAAGTAAAAAGCCAAAGGAAAATAATGGCATATATTAATTTTGAAAAGCCTACCAAAGAAATC